CCTAACTAAAGAGCCTAAAGCCCAACCAGTGAGGCTCTACAGGGTCGCTAGGACACGTATGCACGACTACTTGAACATCGACTCCCTTCCGGTTACTGTACCTGCATCAGATGTCGCTAGGAAGTTGGCGAGAGATTTAGAAGCAAGTGTTGATTCCACATGGTCAGACGGTGCCGTAGAACACCTTAGGCTGACCCTCATGGGGGAATATGTGGAACCAAAGGAGTCACATTCAGTGGCCCCCTCCTCCGAGGAAATATACGAGGAAAAGGAATTTCACACAAAGTTACAAAAGAGACTTGCTGAAGAGTTGACATCAGATGAACAGCTACTATTGTACATGCGGTACACAGAGGGTATGACCCAGAGGGAATGTGCAGACTTCTGGGGAGTAGTGAGAGAGGCTGTTAAGAAGAGGGAAGCTAAACTCTTGCAGAAGATGTCAAGTATAGTGACTGAAATGCAACAGTCTAAATAATCCGTAATTTTCTTGGTACCAAAAGGAAATTTCAAGTGTGTATATACTTATGTACCCACTTTAGTCCAGTCTACGGTTAAGGTCTAGCCTATAAAGAAAGAGGTCTTATGGAAGAACATGAGAATATAGTCCACCAACCCTGTCCCTATCCAGACTGCGGGTCGTCTGATGGGTTCTCTTACAATACGCGAGGGTTTGGTAAATGTCACTCTTGTGATCAACCTTACCCTTCCAACAAGGAGGTATTCCCTTGGGTTGCTAAAGCATACCCTACAGTAAAGGCTCTTCAGGTTGCAGAAGAAACTCCCGCAGTGGAAATTAACCCTGATGAAAAGCCCAACTATGTCGCTTGTCGTGGTATATCTGTTCGCACTATGGAGAAATATGACGTGCGGACGACTAAGGATGCGTCGTACCAAGTCTATGAATACCCCAGTGGTGGAAAAAAGATGCGGAACCTTAAAGAAAAAGGTTTCAACACAACAAGGGGTTTCTCTACGGCTGAGTTGTTTGGGATGGATAAGTTCACCGCAGGGTGTTCTAAGGTACTGACCATCACAGAGGGTGAGTTGGATGCTCTATCGGCCTATCAAATGTTGTACGATAGTAACCCTAACTTCATCAATCCTGTTGTGTCGTTACCTTCTGCCACACCAGCAAAAGCACTCTGGGAGAACTGTAGAGAGTATCTTGAGAGTTTTCAGAAGATTGTATTGTCTGTTGACAACGATGAAGCTGGAAACGCTATCGCAGACAAGATCGCAAAGATGTTCCCTAACAAGGTATATCGGGTTTCTCACGGTGTCTATAAGGATGCTAATGACTTTCTTGTCGCTGGTGCAAAGTCTGAGTTCAAGAATGCTTGGATGAACGCTAAGAAGTACACGCCTGACAATGTTCTAAACACTACTGAGGATTTTATCGCTCTTTACCGAGACACTCCAGACTATCAGTATGTAGAGACTGGTATCAATGAACTGGATGCTAAAATCTTGGGGCTTATGCAGGGTCACTTCACTGTCATCAAGGCACCAACTGGTATTGGTAAGACTGAGATCATGCGTTACCTTGAGTTCAACATGCTGAAGAAAGGTGTACCTATTGCAACTTGGCACTTGGAAGAGACAAAGTTACGTTCCTTGCTTGGTTTGGTGTCGTATGAGTTGAATGACAACTTGACCCGCAGGGACTTGATTGACGAGAAGGGTGCAGAAGAACAAGTTATTGGTGCTATTGAGGCTTTGACTAAAGACAACAACCTGTACCAGTTCTACCTTCAAGATGGTCAAGGTGCAGACGAATTGTGTGACCAGATCAGGTTCTTTAGTCAGGCTTGTGATTGTAAGTTTGTGTTCTTTGAACCTATCCAAGATGTCGTCACAGGTAGCACCGACGAAAGTAAGGAACAACAGCTTGCAGACTTGTCAGTCCGTCTCTCTAAGATGGCTGCTGATCTTAACGTAGGTATTGTTACCATTGCTCACACCAATGAGAATGGCGACCCTAAGTACTGTAAGATGATTGGTCAACGGGCTTCTGTTATCATTGACCTTAACAGAGACAAGGAAGCGGATACTGTAGAAGAGAAGAACACGACCTACATCAAGGTCGAAAAGAACCGCCCATGTTCCCAAGAAGGTCCAGCGGGTAAGATGAAGTTTAACTACGATACGTTCACTCTGCGGGAGATAGTATGACAGTATTCGACATTGAAACAGACGGTTTAGTCAGTACCAAGATTCATGTTCTGTCGTGGATGGGTGACGACAACGAGGTTCATCATACACATGACTACAATGTTATGAAGGACTTCTTCTCTAATACTGACACCCTTGTTGGTCATAACATCATTAGGTTTGACATCCCAGCGGTGGAAAAGGTTCTCGGTGTCAAGGTAAAGGCCCGTCTTATCGACACACTAGCCTTGTCTTGGTACCTTAACCACGACCGACCAAAGCATGGCCTAGAGGGCTACGGTATAGACTACGGTGTACCTAAACCTAAGATCACTGATTGGGAAAACCTTACTCCAGAAGAGTATGCACACCGCTGTGACGAGGATGTTAAGATCAACTCCCGTCTCTACCGTGACCTTATGATTAAGATGCGGGAGATTTACGACAACGAGGACGACATGGAGCATATGATAGATTACTTGTCGTTCAAGTTAGACTGTGCAGCAGAGCAGGAAGCCCTTCGGTGGAAACTGGATGTTGATAAGGCAAAGCAGTACCTACAAGAGTGGGAGGAGCTAAAGGAAGAAAAGACACGGCAATTAGCAAAGGTCATGCCACCTGTTGTAAAGTACAAGACTGTCACACGACCAGAAAAGATGTACAAGATCGACGGGACCACTACAGTTGCTGCAGACAAGTGGTATGACTACTGCGCTCAATATAACAAGTATCCAGATGTTCCTTACATCGAGGTCGTCCACAGTCGGACACAGGGGAACCCTAACTCTAACGAGCAAGTTAAGTCGTGGTTGTATAAGCTAGGCTGGGTACCAAAGACCCACAAGTTTGTTCGTAACAATCGAACTGGAGAAGAGAAAAGTGTACCACAAATTCGCAGAGAAGGGGAACTCTGCCCCTCAGTCAAAGAGCTTATCGAGAGAGAGCCAGCGCTTGATCTTCTGGACGGTCTTAGCGTTCTTACTCATCGTATTGGTGTTCTCAAGTCAATGGTTGAAGCAGAGGTCGATGGATACGTGCAAGCAACTATTGCAGGGTTCACTAACACCCTCCGCTTTCGTCACGCCAAGCCATTGGTCAACCTGCCTTCAGTTGATAGACCCTACGGAAAAGAAATAAGGGGTGTACTGACATCACCGGAAGGTTATACTTTGTGTGGTTCAGATATGACATCTCTAGAGGATACAACCAAACGACACTACATGAAGCCACTTGACCCTAAGTATGTTGCAGAAATGTCACAGGATGGTTTTGACCCACACTTGGACTTGGCTAAACACGCAGGGGTTATCACTCAGGAGGACATCGACAAGCACAATTCAGGTGAACAATCGCTCAAGGCTCTTCGTAAGAACTACAAGGTAGTGAACTACAGTGCTACATATGGCGTAGGAGCCACTAAACTGGCCCGTGAGACGGGTATGTCAAAGCCAGATGCGCAAGCCCTGCTAGATGCCTTTTGGTCGCGTAACTGGTCAGTACAGAAGGTTTCAGAAGGCCTTCGTGTGAAAGAGCGTAGGGGTTATATGTGGGTCCAAAACCCTGTGTCTAGGTTCTGGTACTCCCTGCGTTCTGACAAGGATCGTTTTAGTACCCTTAACCAAGGTACCGGAGTATTCTGCTTTGATACATGGGTCCGTCATTGTCGCTCTAAGGGCTTAAAGAGTATCGGGCAGTTTCACGATGAAGTTATTGTTCTAGTAGAGGAGGGAAAAGAAAGTTGGACTGAAGAAAAGATGCAAGAAGCTATCCAAGAGACTAACAAAGAGGTCAGCCTTAACGTCAAACTTGGCATAGATGTGCAATTTGGCAACACTTACGCAGAAATACACTAAAGTCTAATAAACCTACTCTTTAGTGGTACCAAAAGTCAAATCTAGGTGTGTAATAGTATATACCTTCGACAGTAAAAGGAAAACCCGACTATGGCAATTTACGATATGAACATGATTCTTGAGTGGGCAAAAGTCTTCCCTGAGAACATGGATATGGGTGACGAGAATAGCCCACAGGCTCATGTGCGACAACTAGCAAAGAACGGCGGTCAGTACATCGTTAATGCGTACTTCACCTCTGAAGATGACATCTATAAACTAATTGGAGACGGGCTTCAGGAAGAGGTTCTAGGAAACCCTCGCATCATCGAAGGCAACCCTTCTTATGGTGTTGGTAAGTTCATGAAGCTGAAGCGCAAGCAGAACGATGTTAAGACGTTCACCAAGAAGAACGGTGAAGAGTTCACACGGGACTTTGGTGGAGCACCTAATATAGTTGACCTTCGTGCTGGTGTTGAGAACAAGAGCCGTTGGTCTTTTGAGGATGAAGGTCCGCTTGGTAATGGTACGCTTGCTCGTGTGCAGTTTGAGGTCTATGGCAATGGCTCTGGTGTCCGTCTAATGAACATTGGGGTGCTTGAACTCGTTGAATACGAGTCTGCTGTACCTGAAGTAGAGCAGTGGGCGGAGGTTGGTTAATGCCGAAATACACAATCCGATCAGAGGCTACAAAAGATGGCGATGGTTACGACGAAGTTCGTGAGTTCGTCTTTTTCACAGATGGGTTTCTACCTGACCTGTTGAACAACCTCTGTGTGTTCCTTCGTATTGATGGGTACAACTATGTCAACAATCTAGAGGCTTTTAAGGACGATGGTGAGTCTACCTCTAGTGAGTACCCGTTCTAATGAAGGGTGGCAAGGTACTGATCGACGGTGATGTTATAGCCTATCGTGCAGCTTACTCTTGCCAGAAAGATTTTTCGGATAGTGCAGCTAGAAAGGTGGATGAACTCATGGGGGGTATATTAGAAAAAACCTGTGATTTCATTCACTCTAGCTCATACGAGGTCTTTTTGACTGGTAAGAATAACTTCAGGCATGACATTGCTAAAACCGTTCCGTATAAGGGCAATCGTTCAGATCGTGAGAAACCTATCCATCTAGGGTTTTGTCGTGACTATCTGGTGATTAACTACGGCGCTACACTTGCAGAGGGAGAGGAAGCGGACGACAGAATATCTATCAGGGCGACAGAATTAGGTGAAGACACTATCATTGTTAGTGTTGATAAAGACTTTCATCAGGTTCCTTGTTGGCAGTACAACTTTCTGAAGGATGAGTGGAAGAAGGTGGACGAGTTTGAAGGGCTTAAGTTCTTCTACTCTCAAATTCTTTCGGGTGATGTGGCAGACAACATCATTGGTCTATATAGGATTGGTCCTGTTAAAGCTAAGAAAATGCTTGAGGGTTGCACCACAGAAAAGGATATGTGGGATGTTTGCGTCAAAGCCTATGAGGGAGAGGAAAGGCCGTTAGAGAACGCTAGGTTAGCTTGGCTTCGTCGTTATGATGGTCAAATGTGGGAGCCACCAGAATGAAGAGAGAGGACTTCCGCAGTGGA